ACACTTTTGGGGCAGAGCATTACACGTAACGAGATCAACTCTTACGCCTGTGGCGTTTACTACGACGAAGCCACTAAGAACATCATGCTCCTCCTCAGCCAAGCGATGCCTGTTCTCATCCCTCCACAGAATCCCATGCGAAACGCTAGCGAAGTTCGAATTCGAGACACTCTCGAACGTCATCCGCTGGCCCTCTCACCTGCAGAGATAAAGAAATCAGGCATGATCCAACGTTCCGCCCCCTTCTTGGGTGTCAATATCGCAGTGGAAGACGTCGTCGCCTTCCGCGCACAACCCTGGTTGAACGAGCCCGGTATAGCGGACGATTCAGCACCGAAACCACCGAAGAAAGACGACGATACGCTAGAAAATCCGCAACTGGAAGAGTATGACGACTGGGGGTAACCCATGCTCGATTGTAATCTCTGCGGACAGACCGCTTGGAAAGGCGAATCCTGTCCCGACTGTCCGATTTACCAACAAGAACACTACATGGAAGGAGTCGGCACACAACAAAATGTCGACTTCTTCTGTGTAGCCGAGTCTCCTCACGTACCCGGCGTATCGAGTTCCCTCACAAAACACACTCCTTGGGGATTCGACGTAGAAGCTATCGTGAAACGGTCTGTTACAGACACGGTAGCCACTAAGAATCGTTACCGGCAATTGCGAGGACGCTTTTCGTACGCTGTCCGCTGCGCTGTCGACAAGCCTAACAAGAAGATACGAGAAGCCTGCTCGAAACTTTTCAAACCTGAGTTGTTAAAAGCTGCGAATCCTAAACGCCCCATCATGATCTTTGCGCTAGGACCCGCGGTCCTCCAGTCCCTAGGGATTAAGGTCTCGGGGTACAAAAAACTCCAGGGCAGGCTCGTCGAAGCGACGCTCAGTGGACGCCGTGTCATCATCATGCCGTCATTATCTAAGCGACAACTTGCGGCAAATCCGGAGCACCACGAAATCCTGATGCGCCAACTGTACCAGTTCTTGGATGCAGTACTGGAAGTACGCGCGGGAAGATCCGTACAGATCATCACCCCTACGGACATGCTCATCCAAGACTACCGCTTCCCCAAATCCGTTCGTGCGGTCCAGAAACTCGTCGAAGAAGTAGTCGCCTACGCTCCTGAGGGGAGAAACCCCGATACGCACGTCATCTCAGTAGACACAGAAACTAACACCCTGTTTCCGCACCGCGAAAAGCTCAAGATTCTAACCTTCGTGTTCTCTTGGGGCCCTGGCTTAGCCGCTTCAATCCCTATCGAACACGACGAGAGTCCTCTGACATTGGCGGAAGTGGCCCCATATATCCAGCAGCTTCTCACGTGCCCTAAGCCTAAAGTTTTTCACAACGCCAAGTTCGACCTCAAAGTTTTACGACGTAAAGGGTGGGACGTAGAGAAGCTGGCTTGGGACACAATGCTAGCAGAACACCTTCTTGCTGAGGCCAAAAAGGGGTACTACGACCTGAAGTCCTTGACGCAGAGCTTCCTCCCTAAATACGGCGGATACGAAGACGAGATGCAAGCAGTTTACCGGAAGAGAGTCCTCGAGTACAAAGCGTCACTCGAACGAGACCCTAACGCCCCAAAATTGAAGGGTGCTGCTAAGAAGCTCGATGAAGACTACGGGTACGCCTTCGTCCCTCTTAAGAAGTTGAGCGTGTACGGGGCGATTGACGCTGACGTTACTCGGCAACTTGCTCTCGTCCAGCGTAAGAGGATGCTCGCTGAACAGAAAGACCTGAACGCGCGTCGTCGAAAAATCAGTACGAACACGTACTTTGCAGCGCTAGCAGCTCCTGGCACGCCGGAGAAAGAGCCTCTCAAAGCGCTCATGTTTCAGCAACTCATCCCTGTCACGCGTACGTTAGCTCGGATGGAAGAGGTCGGGATGCGTGTCGACCGCCCATACGTCCTGGACCTCGACGAGAAGATGCGTAGGTCGGCACGTAACCTCTACGCAGAGTTGAAACTCATGCTCCCTAACGGAGTAGTCAACGAAGACTTCAACCCTAAAAGCGTGGCACAGTTACGACGGATCCTCTTCACAGCGGGTTACCTACACCCCAAAACAGGGCGGATGGTATGTCATACCGGAGAAATCCCTGATGAAGATATCCCGCGTACAGGCACGGGATTAATCTCTACGAACGCCAAGTTCTTGCGCGTGCTCAAAAACCAGTATGACTGTCAGTTCTCAGACACCCTCTTGAAGTACCGCGCGATCACCAAAGCCCGAGACACTTTCGTACGTAACATCCTCGTACTGAGTGAAGAAGACGGGAGGATGCACACCACCTTTAACATCCACGGAACAGCTACCGGAAGGCTAAGTTCCGTGGATGAGAACATGCAAAACATCCCCAAGAAGATCGGGGACCACAACCTCAAACAGTCGTTCATTCCAACTGACCCGGATACGCAAGTCATGATGAACGCTGATGCCAAGGCCGCAGAGGTGCGCCTCTACGCCGCATATAGTCGAGATGAAAACCTGATTAGCGCTCTCAACGAAGGTCTGGACCCTCACAGCTTCTTCTCCTCTAGAGTCCTCAACCCCGCTACGATCCTGGAAGGTGTTCGGGCTTCCGAGAAATCTTCGGTCTTGGCGCTAGTCGGGATCGACGACGTACACGACTGGAGCTACGAAGATTTCCAAAAGCGTGGATACTATACGGGGACTGAGGAGGACCCAGGCCCTGACGTCGCTTACGGTCAACAGCTCGGTAAACTCCGGGGAAACATCAAACGGGTGGTCTTCGGCATCCTCTACGGAGCCGCACCTAAAAAGATCGCCAGTATTGTAGGGATCCCAGAAGCTCAAGCTGCTGCCATCATCGAATCCTTGTTCCGAATGTTCCCTACTATTCCAGAGTACATCTCGAAGACTAAAGAGAAGATCCAGTACCTCGGGTGCGTAGAGACCTTCTTTGGAAGACGGCGCCGTTTCAACCTGCGCGGTATGACCTTCAAAATGCGCAACAAGGCTGAGCGGCAGGCTGTTAACATGCTGATCCAGAGTACGAGCTCAGAGATCATCATGAGGGTAATCACCGCGGTTGACGAACCCATACGTCACGACTTCGGAGGCAACTTGCTCATCACAGTTCACGACTCTCTTGTTGCGGAGATTCCCAAAAAGTACGTCCCTCAAATGAAAGACTTCATCACCGAATACGGAGTCAAGCGCGTCCGAGAGCTCTATCCGTGGCTGCCTGTCCCTTTCCTATGGGACGTGGAAGTAGGTCCCTCTTACGGACAACTTACTGACATAGATAAGTACCTGAAAGGGAACGTCCTCCCTGCTGACATTAGTGGCGACGATTACCTCGACCACGAAATCAAAAGCGACTTCGAAAACCTCGACTCCTAGAGGTAAAAGAGTTTGGTACTGGCGTTTTTCCATACGCAGAAAAACAGAGGGAGTTACTCCCTCGCACGCTGCACGAGCTCGCGGTACGACCAGGGGTGTCACCGCCACAGCCCGAGCCGACCCACTGTGTGACCTGCGATCACACACGTGGCTCAAGCCGGGCTACGACGTGACTCCCACCTGACAGCAGTACCCCACGTTCGAGTGTCAGATGCCGCGCCAAGATTTCGGGACCGACTGGACGAACGACGAAATCTTAGCTGCCCATCTGACACTTTTCTCACTAGGAGGAAAGCAGTACCCCCTGTGAGTTCTTCGGAGATCCGAGGCCCTCTCCGCGGGAGATCTACGCGATGATCGGACGCTGCGTAGTCTCACCTCTGCGAGGGCCCGGATCTCCGATGAACATCCTAGCAGTACCTGTGTACCTGAGTTGGCCTCCTCATCCCGCTATCCGCTAAGATGAGGACCCCAACTCAAAGCCTAGCAGTACCATTTTTAGTGCCGGAAAACCGGGTATACCCCAGCCGGTGAGCTACACGCCGGACGCCTTCGTGTGTGGAACTGAGTGCTCTCGGTTCTGAGCAAGAACGACAGCATAGCGGCACTACTCCTGCCAGAATTTGAAATCCTTGTTGATGACCTTCCACGCTAGCCACGCAAAGAGGCCAGCGTGGAGGCAGTCATCAGGCTTCTGGGGAGAATGGCGCCAAACCTTCCGGTCATTCTGCGTGATGTCTTCGTACTCGTTCAAGATGTCGTTAATCGCGACCCGCATCTCCACCAACGGAGCCCACTCTACTTTCTTTTGCTTCAAGAGCATGAAGTAGTTGTCGATGAGAGTTGTGCGGTCACCCATGTAGCGGTCAATCTGGTTGAACTTCAAGGCTTTGGCCTGCATACCATACTGTACCTGGATCACTTTGTGGTGTCCGAGGTGTGTGCGCATGAGGTCATTAGCTAATGCCCCTTCACCTGCATCACCGCAGAACATAGAGACGTGGTACTGCTTGCAAGTGTATGCGATCTCTTCTACGGCGCTTACAGGGTTAGTTCCCGGGTATACCTTATAAAACAAGCACACGAGCTTCTGATCTCTAGGTCGCCAACCCCAGATCCAAAGAACAGTCCTGGATACCCCAGAAGTCCCTCCCCCCGACCAATCAGCGCCCGCAACGATTTGTGTGATGTCCTTTAAGTGGTCTCGCGGGGGATACTGCTCCAGCTTTCTACCTGTGCACAACGCCTCAAGCTCTTCTTGAGAAAGTAAGCGGCTACCAATCTCGTCCGAAACACCCAAGACCTCATTCCGAAAAGTCGAAAGAGGGGCTTCTTCGTATTTCTGTAAGATTCGCGACCAGCGCTGCTCCGCAACTTGAATTTCGGATGTGGAACGTCCCGCCATTCTCATTGCATGTGGGTTGTTACGCGGCATCATCGGCTGACTAATATGAAAACCCTGGAGTGTTTTACTCGGAGCCATATCCACCCATTGGCCATTGAAGGGGTTAAGCAATTTTTTACATTTAGGACAGCCGGGGCCCTCTTTTTGGAGTATCTTCTCACTGTCAATGTACACGTAGTTATTACAGCCCTCGCACTTCATCACCCACTCAGTCTGGGTGCTGAGCTCCCAGAGGTACTGAATGGTATTCTCCATCGTCTTCGGAGTCCCGGCATACGTCTCATACGCGTAGTCAGACTCCGCCATCGTCTCGTTACCGACAGTGATGACAGGGTCATACAGAATATCCTGGACCTCGTCATACATGTTCCGGTCAGTGGAAGGCCCACGAAGACGTTCAGCATCATCACATCCGTAGGTGAAGAGCATCTCGCTGCCATTCGTGAACTGTTTGTGGAAGACGCGGTCTGCCAAGTCCGTTCGCAGAAACTTATCGTTGATAATTGGGGAATAGCGCATCGTTTTACCGATACGCGTATTGGAAAACCGCGTCGTTTGCTCCTTGGAGGGGCTCACGAACATGGTAGAGAAGTGTGGTATAAGACTGCACTCGATGATGGAGAAATTCGCTAGCGTAGTAGACTTCGCAACCTGGCGACTAGTCTTAAACAACGTACGCCGATAGCGCCCGTCATAAAACGCGCGGTGCATCGGCCAATCCGTCAAACGAAAAGGTTTCCCGTCGAGCATAATCCATGCTTCGGCGGTAACGGACAGTAGGGCTGAGCGGGAGTTGCTCATAACAAAGAGAGGTTAACAGCATGGCACGAGGCAGGCAAGAAGAGAACCCGAACAAGCAGCTGCACTACGCCGAGAAGTACGACATCCCACGAGCTACCATCGCAGAGATCCGGCAGCAGATCCTGCTCACCTGGCAGACCAAACAGCACCGCGGAGCTATCTGCGTGGTCGGTGAGGCAGGCATCGGCAAGTCCCAGATCGTCGCCCAGATCGCGAGGGATGAAGGCGCGAGCATCTACGACATCAGGACCGCCCACTACGGTCTCGTGGGTACCGGCATCCCGAGCACTAAAGACTCCCCCGAGGGGTACTTCGACCTGCTCGTCCCGTCGGTGTTCCCAAAGAAGGGTGAGAAGTCCATCATGCTGTTCGAGGAGATCAACCAGGGTCTTCAGCACAGCATCGCCATGTTCTTCTCCCTCGTCGAGGACCGGAGGATGTTCAACTACTTCCTTCCGGATGAGGCCATCGTGGTCGCGCTGATGAACCCCGCAACGGCGCAATACGCCGTCACACAGCTCGAAAACAACGCAGCTCTCCGTCGGCGCCTGAAGTGGTTCTACGCACTGGAGTCGTTCAAGGACTGGGTCGAACACGCGTCCACCGACAGCTTCCACGAGAGCGACCGTTCCTGCTTCGACGATCACAAGGGGCGTCCATGCCATCCGGGAGTACTCGACTTCGTGAAGCAGTACCCCAAGAATCTGTACGACAAGAAGGCGCAGGGAGAAGGCAAGCAGTACATGTGCCCCGCGACGGTCCAGACCGTCTCGCTGGACGCGTACATGCTCGAGAAGATGGACCTCCCCGTCGACAACGAGTTCGCCCTGTGCCGTTACGCATCCTCCGTGGGCACGCACATGGCGACGCAACTCGTCGAGCACCTCAAGGACAACCGCACCGCGGTTCGCGCCGACGACGTGGTCTCCGACTACAAGAAGCTCGCTCGCAAGCCGGTGCGCCTCCTCCTGCAGAAGTCGGAGCAGGAGAAGATCACCGAACTGAACATCAACGTCCTGACGTACATGTTCAGCCTGCAGCCCGACGCAAAGGTAGCGGCGAAGAACTTCGTCATGTATCTCGAAGATCTGCCCAACGAGATGCGTGTCAGCCTGCTCTCGCAGCTGAAGAAGTTCGCAGACGAGAACAACGCCAACGACTACCTCTTCTCCCTGATGCGTCACGTCCAAACACACAAAAGCTGGATCAAGATCCACGCTAGCCTGGACGACGCGCAGACGGAGGTCGAGCGGGCCCTGCGCGGGAGCTGAGGCCGTGTCGCCGTATCTGTCCCTGGCGTGTGAGTTGCGCCAATCCAGAACCGAAGAAGAGTGGCGGAAGGACTCAGAGGAGATCCGGCAGAAGTGTCTCATCGCCGTTAAAGAAGTAATGACGGCACAGCCTGAGCCGGAAGAGATCATCTACGACTTGATCTGCCTCCTCCTCGTGCTTCCCGTCGCTGACCGCCTCCACATCCAACGCGCCTTCCGGCCTCTTGCTCAGAAGCTGGATTGCGTGGCCTACCTTTCGAACGTGTCTCGGGCTCTGCAGGAGACCGACGCCTGGGTGGATCTGAACATCCTGTCAGACAAGGGGCGTCGAAGCCTGCCTGACATGGGGCTGGAGATCAACCCGGAATTCAAACTCCCTTGAGCTCTAGGAAGTCCTGTCCCATGGACTTAGCGGCGTCTTCCACAAAGACGTAGGTCCCTGCGAGCCGAGACAGGTTCACCCCAAGGGGGTTCTCCGCAAACTCAGTGTGCTGGAGAGCCCCCTTATCCAACCCCTCCCACGCCTTGCGGACTTCCTTCCGCAAATTTTTTGCTTCAGGAGGTTGCAAGTCTACGAGGTTATCCTCGGCAAAGGAGAGCTCCTCAGGAGTGGTGATGTAACCTGCGCGCTTCAAGCAAACAGCAACGTACTGCTGGACATCCTCATCGAACTCCGCGTCCCCCTTGCCCTCGGGATCCATCCTTCGGACAGCGTCTGCCTCGTAGACTGTCCACGCCATTTCCGCAGGGTGACACTCCTGAATCGCATCGGGGTTACTAATATTCCCCACAAAAGCGTGGACAGTATTCTCGAACACAATGTGGTCCCAGAAGAATTGCGGGTTGACGATGAGGGCGATAACCGCCTGGAGCTTGTCACGGTTGACGAGGCTCAAGTCGAGACCGTCTTTCTCCATCGTTATCCAGAGAGTCTCCGGCTCCCAAGAAAGCATCTCCAAACCATAAACGTTGCGCGCCGCGGTGTAGAGAGATCCTGCGCTACGCTCATCCGTTGAACTCTTGAGAAATTCTAGAGAACGCGCCCTAGAAGTCGCAGGAAGAGACTCCGGGATCGCAGCTACGCTACTTGCGAGTTTTTCTAAGAGTTCATTCATACGTAGGAGGAGAGTTGCTTTTGCGCAATGGCCTTCACGTCATCAGGAAGCGTGGGAAGAAGCTGCATCAAAGCTTCCGGGTTAACAGTCTCCCCGTCACTGGAAATCTCGGAAGCCACGTTATCCCCCAGCAGGTCCTTCCAAAACGTAAGGGGAAGCGCCGCTAACTTCTGCTTATTGAGCATCATCCCGGTACCAAGCTCCAGAGTGTCCTCCGCAAGCTTCTCCGAATTGAAGACAGTCTGAATCGGATCTGGAAGCTTACGACCGTAAAGACGTGTAAGCCCGGCTTCCTTGTCCAGCTCGTGAATCGCGCTGGCTAATTTAGTCTGAATCTCTCTGTCATGAAACTCAGGAGCAACACCCTCGAGTTCCTGGGATATTTTGTCAAACGCATCCGAGAAAACGGTGCCCCGAGTCACTTCCCTTCGCGCACCCAGCCAGTCTTTTAGGCGCTGAGTACTGGTAAGCGTAAAACCGGCCAGTTTCTCGGTAGAAGGATGTAATGTGACTCCAAATTCCTTTGCGAGTTTGCAAAGCTGGAACATCCCAGAAGCCCGATCCTCTACAGTAAGAGTCGGGTAAATCTCACGGATACGAGTTTCCGCCAACTTGACATCTTCCGCGGTCTTCACCAGGAAGCGCTGTTGTTCAGGAAATACGTAGCGCTCTTCCGCAGACGCAGTCTTCTCGGCGGACGCTACGTAGATGTCGTCGTCAAGCTCGTAGACTTCCGCCGCTTTCTCCAGCATCTCATCAACTTCGCGAGGAACCGCGGACGCAAGCTTTCGATAGCCCAAGGAAAGCGCCGCGTGCTCTCGCGTGTGTAACGGAAATCGACGCTGTCCCGGCCACGCAAACGAACTATCGGGGAGATCCGAAAACTCGTCTTCGTCGATGTTGGCAGTCTTGGCCACTTCTTGCAATGCAGGAAAGCGATCAAGAACCACTCGAAGATGGGCATAACCCGGGTCGCACGTTTGGTCGTAAAGTGTCGTTGTCATATTGTCCCTCAAACCGCGTGGTAGTGAAACACACCTCATTATACGGCAGGAGGAAATGGAATGCAAAACAACCAACAATCGCCAGCGGAAGCCCTCTCTCAGGTCCTCCAATGGGCTTGCTCCCCTCGCGGAGGCAACAACTTCTGGGGCCGCATCTTGAACGGTTGCGGTCGACGGGCTATTCCAGGTCTGGGAACCGCTGCGATCTCCCTCACTCGAGAGGGAAAATTCATGTTCCTCTGGGACCCGGAGTTCTTCGTGAAGATTCCGATGCCCCTCCGGATCATGGTCGTCATCCACGAAGCGGCCCACATCGTCCTGTCGCATGTCGAGCGGAGCCTGCACATGAAGCAGATCTGCAGCGCCAACGACTACCAGTGGAACCAACTGTCCCCGCTCATCAACTTTGCACAAGACATGGCCGCCAACGACATTGCCCTCCGCGCTCTCGTCGATCTCGGCAACTTCAGAGAACACAAGAAAGAGCTCCTGTTCCCTGAGAACCCCCCTTGGAACTTCCCCCAGGGCAAGTCGTTCGAAGAGTACCTGAAGATGCTCATCGACAAGTGCAAAGAAGACGGCTTCGACCCCAACAAGCAAGAGACCGACGGGGAAGGGAACGCTATTGTCGAAGTCTACGGAGTCCCTCTGCCGATGCCTAGCAGCAACGACGACGGAGACGGAGACGGAGACGATCAGCAACAGGGTCAGGGTCAGGGTCAGGGTCAGGGTCAGGGTCAGGGTCAGGGACAACCGCAGAAAGGCCAGTCCGGAAGTGGGGGCGGAGGTACTCAGCAGCAGCCGGACAAGGACGGAAAGTTCCCTGTCAACGAGGCTCCTCAGTGGCTCAAGGACCGCCGGAAGAACATGATGCCCCAGCACATCGACTGGCAGCAGATGGCCGACAGCATGACCGACGCCGAAATCGAGCGCATTCAAGAGCGTGCACGTCGGGAGTCGAAGAAGATCGTCAAGAAGGCCGCGCAACAGACCGTGAAGGGTCGTGGGACGATTCCGGGACAGTTGCAATCCGTCATCGATGAACTGCTCAACGAGCCGTCGATCCCTTGGCACGAAGTCTTCAAGAACCTTCTCCGTTCCTCCATCTCCTCCAAGCTCAACGAATCGACTGCGTGGCCGCACATGGGGCTGCTTGCCGGGTGTGAAGGGCAAGGCATCGAACCGTTCCCCGGCGTACAGAAGGACTTCGAGTTCTTCGTCACAGTCGCCATCGACACATCCGGGTCGGTCTCCGACGATGATTTCATCAAGTTCATGTCTGAGATCCAGGGATTGATGAAGATGAACAAGACCGTCACGACGCGGGTCATGCTCTACGACGCAGCCATCCAGCGGGAGTTCCTCATCGAACCGGACGACGAAGTTACGTATCACTGCACCCGTCACGGATACGGGGGCACCAACTTCAGGCCGCCCTTCAAGCGGATGCTCGGACTCGACACGGAGAACGACTGGGAAAACGACGCCGAGAAGCTCGAACAGACGCTCCCCAAGACGGACCTCTTCATCCACTTCACAGACGGCTATGCTCCCATCAGTAGCGACGGGGGTGGCGGTCCGATGCCTGAGCTTACTCCGCCGTGCCCGTTCGTGTGGGTGCTCACCGAAGACGGTCGGGAAGACCCCGACATGGGCGGCATTGTGCTGCAGATCGACTCCGACGATTAGAAAAGGATTGTTCCGATGACCGAGATTTACTGTGTGAAACTCAAGCAGCTGCGGTTGGAGGGGAGAGTATCCGAATCTTTCGACTACTTCCCCTTCGACCGCTTCTATCTTGTTCCGGCGGATCACAAGCCCCTAGCTTTGCGGCTGTTCCGCTACAGCTTGATCATGAAAGTCGATGACGTCGTCAAACGGAGTCTCGGCCTTATCCAGTTCACCCGCCGTCGCACGATTGGGATCAAACGTAACAACTCTGAGCTAGCATACTCACGAGTTCCGGGCACCGGCATTCCCGAAATCAGTGCGATAAACGAAGGCGAGTGGCTCCTAGTAGTCCCCACCTACCTCGCCCGGGATAAAGAAATCGACCCGGAAAGCAACAAGCGCGTTACCAAAAAAGTGCGCCTAGCCTACACGCTATCGCAAGCGGTTTCCAGCATTCACAACCTCAGTGTCCCGATGCCCACAGTAACCCTGCACACCCCCATAGAGAATATCCCGGTACTCTGTGCCATCTGTAAAAACGTGGCGAGTTACCACGCCAACAAGTGCGCACCTGGGCAGCGCGCTTGTCGTAACGGGATATCGCTCAATCGCCTACCTGTAGACGACGAATTCCGAGAGACCATCGAAACTTCTGTGAAAGGGGCAGGTGAGATCGAATGACTTACGGTTTCCACGAAAGCGTGTTCGAAACGATCACCATCCCTAACACTGAATTCCCGCTCTACGATGACTGTACTCTCGCATTCTTCCTGGGGTTCCGGAATAAGACCCTGTGGCACCTCCTCCACAACAAGGAAAACAACTATCGAGTATTTCACATCCCCAAGAGCAACGGGCGTAAACGCGTGATCCACGCCCCGTCTCCGATAATGCAATCCGTTCTCCACTCCGTTCACGCGCGAATTCTCCTCCCGATGGAGTCCAAACTCGGAGACCACGTTACTGCGTACCGTCCCAACAGGTCCATCATGGATGCGGTTGCGCGGCACATCCCCGAGTGCCCGACCTGTGACAGTGTACCTAAGGGAGAAGTGGCGAAGAAGCACGACTGTCCACGCAAGGGGGCATACATTAAGATGGACCTCAAGGACTTCTTCCCTAATACACGGCGCGCATGGATCCGCCACCTCTTCCAGGACGAAGGGTACTCACATCACGTCAGCGGTCTGCTTGCCAACCTGATGACCGTCCCCTTCGTGAACCCTCGCGGAGTACCCGGCGATAACTACAAAGGAACCCCCCGGCAGAAGTTCCTTGCGGGAGTGCCTCAAGGAGCCCCCACCTCAGGTGCCATCTGCAACCTCGTCGCCAACACACGCATTGACACGCCCCTCCTGGCCTACTTCGAAAAGAAAAACGCTGAGGGAGGACTCCAAGCTCCATGGGACTGGAGGTATAGTCGATACGCTGACGACCTCACCATCACATGCGGCAAGGATCTCCCACTCGGCGAGAAGAAACAGGTCGTGCGAGACGTTACTGAGATCGTCGAACGCGCTAGGTACAGGGTCAACCGTTCCAAGACCAAAATAACTAGCGCGTTTTACCGGCGCAAAATGCTCGGGGTCGTCATGAATCAAAAGCTAAATATCGCTTACGACGAATACCTCCGCATACGCGCCATCGTACACAACTGCATGGTTAACGGCGTCGACACGCAGTACGCTCGAGCGGGCAAAGAATCCCCTGAGAAGCTCATCCAGTTTTTACGAGGTAAAGTCAGCTTCATCTCAAGCGTACATCCAGGCAAAGGCGAGAAACTGAAATCCGAGCTGGACGTTGCGATCCAGAACTGGAAAGAGAAGAATGACCCTCCGCAGCACTGATGACATTGACTACGTATTCACAGCCGCGTGTCTCGTGGCGGGTGCCGGTCTCCGGTATCTGTCACGAGGCGCGCAGTGCTGTCTTCTTTTTGGCAAACGCCGTTCGCATCTCGACCTCGGCAACCTCGAGTACCATAAAGAGATCGCGAATGCAGACTTGACTAGGCATTTTTTGGGTGACTCTTTTGCCATCATCCCTATCCACTACGAACACCAGAAACCACGATGGGGGGATACGAAAGAGCCACTGATAGGACTCATTGCAACGAACGAACCCGACGCCACTTGCCGCGGAGCTATCGGACAAGCAAAAACACTTCCAGTAACTGTCGTTCAAAAAGGGCACGTAACACACCGTGAGGGCTTAGAAGTGTTTAATACTTGTGAACTCCCAGAAAAATACGTCGTGGGGTGTGGCGGATGTCGAACAGGGACAGAAACACACAACACATGTCCTGTCGTGAAACTCGAAAATTTGGAAGAAATCCCAGAATTCGAAATCGACACGTACAGCGAAGATGTGACTTACTGGAAATCCCGCATCGGTAGGTTTGTAGCTATAGGCCCATCGTACACCTCTGCGGACTATATCACTCCAGCACACCGAACAATTGTTCAACACAGTTTCAAGTACGTAAGCTCGACCATTTCGGACAGGAGAGACACAGCCCAAGAAATGGGGAGACGTGCGCAATTTAGGAGGGAGATCTGCAGCCAATGTCTAATGAAGGAACCCTGTTGGTATGAAGGTGCACCTAAACACTGTACCAAGTACTACCCACAAACATTACGGGAGATATCACTAGAGATCGTAAAAAATACCCCGTGCAAGTTTACAGGTCCGCAACTTAGAGTACTGCTAGCCAACAGCGGCCCAATGGACAAACGGTTCAACCGTTATAAGGGGCACTTCACCTTAAAGTACACTAGCAAATACTCGGGCGGTTCCGAAGGCGTCAAATTTGTTATCAATCGAAAGACGTACCCAGGGCACGCCCTAGCAGGGACTGATAACTACAAGACCGCGCTCTCATGGCTACACGACTATGTAGACGCTCCCTGGGTCCCTGAAAAAGCTAGACATATGGATGCCCACGAAAAGGCGGTACTCTTCGAACTCCTGCAGCGGAACCAAAGCCCTACGCGTAACAACGGGTGGCGCCAAACAACATACCCAGTGAACTTCGTAGCCAAACGAGGGAGCGGGCCCTACTACGTAGAATACTCCTGGGGCCCTAGTGGAAGGTACGTATTACCGTGGCCTTTAAGAGCAGAAAACTTGTTTGACGTGTACAAGAACTACAAAAACTTGAGGTGCGTATCTGGGATTCGCCCACCCGACCGCTTAATCCGTCGACACTACTAGATAGAATCCGGATCAAAATCCGGACACACCGCCACTACCGCAGCGAGAGCTGCGTCCTCCGCCTCCTGGGCGGCTGCCAATGTTGCAGCCGCCTCTTCTTTTGCTTGGACGGCGGTATTCACATCCGCGAGAGCCGCAGACTGGTCACTAACAGCAGACGCATACTCCGAGGACGCCGTCGCACACACATTTGTGAGGATGTTGTCAACATTAGCAACCTGAGGAGCACCTGTAGTATCCCACGCAGGTTTGATCGATGTGTACCAAGTGTACATCACGTTATACAAGAAAAACCAATCATCCGTCGGAGCAGGGGCAGTAGTGAGAACCCACGGGGTACCCGACCACTGCTCATATGCAGTCTTAAGATCGTCGAAAAGAGAGTTGTTACCCGCCTCGTACGATGAGATACCGCTTTTAAGAATCGTCCAAAACCCGTGTGTAGGGTCGCGGAGTTTTTCACAGAAGTTCACGGACGCCAGGAACATATCAACTTGAGTCGTGGCGTCGTCATAAGCTTCTTCAGCGTCCGAGAGTGTCGTAGTTTTTGTCGCCAAGTCCTCTTCAGCAACCACACGAGCAGCTTTAGCGTCGGAGTACGCCGTCTTGAGCTCCTGCGTATAGCTCTCATCGGCATTCGGAAAAGTCAAAGTCTCAGCAGTCGGAGTGTAGAAACTGCTGTAGTAAGCTTGCCACGTCGTAACCAACGTGTTCACACGCCCATCTATCTCTTGGCGTGCTTGCATCGCGATTTCGAGATCTGAATAGTCGTTGCTCACAAACGCGGACAAATAAACGGTCGCGTCTTCCGACACCGCAGTGGCCCTATCCGTATTCAGATTCGTCAGATCATACGGGGTAGCCACACGCAAAAAAGTATCGGCGGTTGGGTCTAGGTTGTCGTTGATAGTAGTCACGAACAGGAACTGATGAGGTAGATCCCCCTTATCAGTGACAACCGAAATTACCCGGTAAACCAGATCACCATCGGAATTGAGGAGCTGGTTACGCGTCTGCGATACGACTGTATCAGCCATGAGTTAACCTGTAATGGTGTGGGTTAGCACACCTTCGAAAACGTCGTTGGCTTCCTCGTACTCTCGGACAAGCCATTCGACCCGGCCATAGACGTGAGACGTGAAGGCCAACGCATCATCGATGTTGTCATAGTCCTGCGAACATTGGGACGCCAAGTAATAGGGGACCCCTTCACTGATCGCTGCTGTACGGGACGAGGGATAGTTCTGCAAGTCCCAGACAGTTCCGACATGCGAAAACGTTTCGAGCTCAGTGTTGATCACGAAAATCTGAGATTGAATATCGTTCGAATAGGTGACCGTGTTCGTCACGCGGTACACGGGACCTTCCTCGATAGTCTTCTCCTGCTTGAGGTCTACGCGGACTGTCACGTGTATATCTCCGTGCTCGTCCCTGCAAACTCATCCAAATAGGTCTCTGTGTTGTCAACCAGAGACTGTGCTTGAGTCTGGAGAGAAACAAACTTGTTAATAGCCGACGAAAGGCTGTCGACTGAGGAATGGATAGTCCGGAGACGGTAGTACACCTGGTCGTCCCAAGTGCCGTCGTACACGTCTAATGTGGCGGCTCCTGAACCATTGAAAACTCCGCGGGGTACTAAACTTGAGTCGTAAAGGGTAAAGGACAGGCGTCCCCCGAATGCGGGAAACTCATCCCCCGGAACAACCTTAACGACGTTATACGCCGCGTCAAAAGATGAAACTTCGTGTTGCGTGCCCGGTACGTATCCAAGAAACGTCCAAAGGGAGGGGATCTCGTTAAGTACGATGAGGTCAGTGGCTACCGGAACCGTGGTACCAAACGCCTCTTCATAAAAATGGTTATAACCATCTACCACCGGAGCAGCAGGTACCCCAGTAAGATCGATGAGCGTCCCGACACGGGAAATGCTCTCGAGTTCCCCTTGGAAGCCACTGCGCGCAACGATGCACACAGGGTCGACGTCCACACCACTGAGAACGTCGACACCTAAGTAGAAAGCATCCGCAAGGGTGTCACGGGTGAACTCAATTGTTAACTGTGCCATAACGCGTTGACCTCACTGAGATTTTCTGTAAAAAATAGTAGGACATGGGGTGTATCCAGTCAAGCTACGTCGGTATCGA